GTCTGCCAGTTCATCTACAGCGAAACGGCGTTCCCCTCCGGCGTGCCGAACGTCACTGCGCGAGTGCGCGGCGCGAAGATGTACGACCCGCGCACCGGCCTGCATGGCTTCACCGAGAACCCGGCTCTGATGATGCGGCACATCCTGACGCAGCCGCAATTCGGAAAGAACCCGGACCGGACCGGAGCCGAGGACGCGCGCATCATCGCGGCGGCCAACGTCTGTGACCAGTCGGTCAATTACGCGGGCTCGCCCGATACCGTCAACCTGTATCGAGCGGCGTCCGTGATCCCGTTCGGCACCGCGCCGCGCGATGCGCTCGACGACTTGGCGCAGGCCATGGGCGGTATGTGGGCCTATGCCGCGGGGGAGTTCTACTGCCGCGCCGGCGCATGGCAGGCGCCCGTGATGGCGCTGAAAGAAGCCGACCTGGCCGTCGAGACGCGCAGCAATGACGGCAGCGTTTCTCAGGAGCCCATCACGATCAGCGTGCACCGCGCTCGCGCCGAGAAGTTCAATACGGTGGTGGCTCGGATCTGGGATCAGCAGATCGGTTTCATCGAGACCGCGCTGACGCCGCTGCGGGCCGCGTCTCTCGTGGCTGCGGACGGCGGTGAGATCACGCAAGAAGTGAAGATGCCGGCCGTCTTCTATTCCTATCAGGCATTGCACCTGGCCGGGATCATGATCCGCGACGCGCGCGACCCGATGACGATCGCGCTGCCGCTGAAGCTGCGTGCCTACCCGCTCGATTTGTTCGACACCTTCACGCTGACGCTGCCGCGCTATGGCCTCACGAACAAAGAGTTCATGGTCATGGGGCGGGTGCTGCATCCGAACGGCCTGATCCAGATCACGGCAAAGGAGACGGCCGCGCAGATCTTCCAGCGCGACGCCAGCTTTCCGGCGCAGGGCTATGCCAGCAATTCGGGCTTGCCCAAGCCGTGGGACATCCACCCACCGACCATCCTGTCGATCAACAGCGGGGAGGGTGAGATCATCGTGCTTTCCAGTGGCGACCTCATCAACAGCGTGCGCGTGACCTGGGCGCCGGTGCAAGATGCCTCGATCAAGAACGGCGGCAATGTAGAGGTGCAGTTCCGCGTCCTGCCAGATGGCGACTGGCGCAGCGTGACGGTGCCCGGGGATGCCACCGAGGCCAGACTGACGGGGCTGGATGACCTCGCCATGATCCTGGTGCGTGCCCGAACCCGCAACAGCCTGGCAGTCAGCGATTGGGGCCAGCAGCAGCTTCACACGGTCATCGGCAAGACAGAGCCGCCGCCGAACATCGAGAACCTGGTCATCTCGGGCAGCGTTCTCTCGTGGACGATGCCGCGGCGCGTGCCCGACCTGGCCGGCTTCGTGTTCCGCTTCCAGTACGGCAACAGCCTGGACTGGGGCAGCGCGGCACCGCTGCATAACGGCCTGATCACCGAGAGCCCGTATGACCTGGTCACCCGCCCCGGCGGCGTGGTCACGATCATGGGCAAGGCGCAGGACACGAGCGGCAACCAGTCGCAGGCGACCGCGAACATCGTGATGAACCTTGGCGATCCGCCGATCGCCAACGTGCTCGAGCAGTGGGACTTCGATGCTCTGGGCTGGCCGTATGACTCCAGCGAGTCGAGCGGTTGGACCATGGTCGCGGGAGACCCGACTGCGGACGCGCTCGATTCGTTCTATGGCACCGACGACCAGAGCTTCTACAAGGGCGACACCGAGCCGTTCTATGGCCTGGGCAACTACGCTCAGCTGGTCTACGTCACGCCCGAGATCTCGGTGGTATCCGCGCTGGCCGGCTCGATCATGACAGTCGAGGCGCTGGCGCAAGGCGTTGACCTCCGCATCGAGTACAGGCTGACCGGCCCCGGCTCCTTCTACGGGCCGGACACCGCGTCCTTCTACAGCAGCGACGACAGCACGCCGATGTATGGGGATGCCGGCGCCTGGATGCCGTGGCCCGGCCAGCTGGTGGCCGCGAACGATGCCTATCAGTTCCGAGTGACGATCGGCGCTGGAACGACGCAAGGCATCTTGCAGGGCCTCTTCGTGACCATCGACGCGCCCGACATGCAGGAGGTGATTTCCGATCTGGTGATCTCTGCGGCCGGCACTGTCATTCCCTACGGGAAGCCGTTCACAAACATCAAGGCCGTCAATGCGACCCTGCAGGCCAACGGCAGCGGCGCGGAGACGCTGCGCATCGACAAAAGCAACCCCATGGCGCCGGTGATCCGGACCTACAACGGGTCGAACATCGCAGTTTCCGGCGCTACCGCCGACATCGTGATTCAAGGCTACTAAGCCTCCATTCATCTTCCACCAGCCCGCTGAGAGCGGGCTTTTTTTCGTCCCAGAAAGGACCGCACCATGGCAGCACCACCCAACAAAACCGAACTTGTTGATGACTACCCAAACCCTTCGACCGGGGTGTTCAAGGCCGGGATCGGCAAGTTTTACGACTACGTGAAGGGGTTGCTCGGCGCGACGGGCAACGCGGCCGAGGCGTTGCTCGCACTCGGCGCAGCTGCATTGAACAGCCCGGCATTCACCGGCACGCCGACGGCGCCGACGCCTGCGTCCAGCGACAACAGCACCAAGATCGCGACCACCGCATGGGCAAAGCTGGGCTTCGTCGTTCTGCTGGCGTCTGTTGGCTATATCAAGCTGCCCGACTGGCTCGGCGGGATCATCTTGCAATGGGGCTACAGCGGCACCTCTGCGATCGACGTAGGGATCACCTTCCCGCTCGCCTTCCCGACGCAATGCCTGTACGTCGGCGGCGTCATCGTTCAGCCGTCGCTGCCCGCCAGCTCGCTGCTGACGCTCCACATGATCTCGGTGAGCGCGACGGTGGGCAACTTCACGAAGCGTTTCAGCAACGGCAGCACGATCTCGGGTGCCACCGATCCCTTCTACTGGTTCGCCGTCGGGCGCTGAAAGGTCACCATGAAACACTTCTTCAGCGCCGCCACCAGCGGCTTCTACTGCGACGAGATCCACGGGGACAAGATGCCTGAGGATGCACTGGAGATCTCCGACGATCTCTATGACGCTTGCCGTGGTCAGCAGATCGTCGCCGGCCCAGACGGGCTGCCGCAACTCTACGTCGCGCCTCCGCCCAACCTGCAGCAGCGCGCGACCGTGCTGCTCGCCGCCGTCGATGAGCACCTGAACGCCACCGCGAAGGCGATGGGCTACGACGACATCCGCACTGCGGTCACCTACGCCGACGAGCCGGCCGTGCCCAAGTTTCAGGCTGAAGGGCAGGCGCTGCGCGCATGGCGCTCGCTCGTGTATGCCAAGTGCTACCAGGTGCTGGCCGACGTGCAGAGCGGCGCCGTGGATGAGCCCAACGAGGCGCAGCTGATTGCGATGTTGCCGGCGCTGCAGCTTCCTGGCTGAAGGGAGGCCTCATGGAGAAAGAAGCCATTGAGGCGGCTGCGTCGGCCATCGCCTCGAAGTCCACCTATGGCGGCGCTGCAACCTCGGTGCTCGGCTGGCTGTTGTCGAGCGAGTTCACCGTAATCGTTGGCATCGTGGTTGCCGTAGCCGGCTTGGCTGTGAACTGGTACTACAAGGCCAAGGCCGACAAGCGGGCCGAAAAGCTATTCACGGCACGGCTGGAGCGGATTAAGTCTGGGCAACGCTCAGACACCGATCTGGCGGCGCTGGGGGAGGATGACTGATGGCCACCAGCCAGAATCTCGGCACCGCGGCCAAGATCATCACGCCGCTGGTGCTTGGCGGTGCCGCAATCCTCGCGGGCATGTATCGTTGGGAAAGCCAGGAACTGACCGTCTACGCTGACCGGCTGGCTGGCGGTCTGCCGACCTACTGCAGCGGCCGGACGCAGCCGCCGCGGCCCGTGGGTGAACGCCTGACGCAGGCACAGTGCGACGCTATCGACACGCAGACTGCCATCGAGTACGGCCGCGCGGTGCTGGCCTGCATCCCCGCCGACAAGCTCGACCAGAACAGCTTCGACGCCTTCACACTTTTCGCGATCAACGTCGGGAAGTCGGCGGCGTGCGGTTCGCGCGCAGCGCAACTGATGCGTGCTGGAAACCGGGAAGCGGCGTGCAGGGCGCTCGCGCGCGGTCCGGATGGCCGCCCGGTGTGGAGCTATGCCGGCGGCGCCTTCGTGCGCGGCCTGCAGAACCGCCGCCAGTATGAAGCCAATTGGTGTCTGACGCTTGCGGAGGCACCATGAACCTCTATTGCGCCCTGTGTGGCGGTGAAGGGCACTCCGCGCCGCATTGCCCCTGGAGGCTCGCATGCTCATCCCTGATCTGAAGACCCCGCTGCTCTGGGCGCTGGGCCTGGGGCTCGTAGCTGCGCTGGCCACGGCCGGCATCGAGCGCACGCGCGCGGCTGGTGCCCGTGCTGACGCGGCCTCGGCCCGGAAGGATCTCGCCGAATACCGCGCCGCCGCCGCCGAGTCTGGCCGGCTGGCGGAGCGCGCGGCCCGCAACACCGAACAGACCTGGCGCACTCGCGTCGATGGAGTGATTCAAGATGGCCAACAACAAATTGCCGTTGCCCGTGATGCTGCTGCTACCGCTGCTGCTGGTCAGCGCCGGCTGCGCGATCAACTCGCCGCCTATCGCGCCGCCGTCCGTGCAGCCACCGCAGCGCCCGCCGC